TTTAAAAGGACGCCATCTACGTCTGTCAATATAATCATAATCTATGTTCGATTCTCGTAGTAATACGTAATCTCTTCAATGAGAAGATCTATCCAATCTTCTTTGTTTTCTTTAAAAATAAGTGGCTTATCATCGCCATCAACCACCATTATTGTTACTAGCTGATTAATTGGTGTACCAGTGATCTCTTCAAACATCATAGCATAAGCGCATTCTTGCATAAAGTATGAGCTAATCTCATCTCGAGATTTTCTTCTGCCAGCGGTTTTAAAATCAATGATTGATAGTACTCCATCAAATTCAGCAATGCAATCTACTCGACCTGCAATTTTAAGAATGTCTGAGTACAGTGGGCACTCTTGCATATATACATCGCCAATAGAATCATTCAATACTTTACGCAGAGTAGTCCAACTATGAAGAACGTGTGGCATACGATCGCCTGGTGTGCGGATGTAATCTTCTTCGTTATTGATATACCTTTCAGCAATGTTATGAACAGCGGTACCTCGAGTTGTAGCGTGGCGAGTGATACGCTTAGCTTCTTCTTCACCAATATTTGCACGCCATTGAGCCCACTTCTTTCGATCGCGATACCCCAGTGCTGTAGTAATCGATGGGTACTTATCCCCACTTGGAGTTGTATACGTTCTACCTGACTTTTTTGTTTCAGCTTCTAAGTCTTTATAACCTAGGTCCACTGTAGAGTGTTTGAAGTTTGGTTTAATCATTGTTTTTAAAGTTTCCTGTTTTACTAATCTTTCCAACTGATCCTTCGAAGCATAGACCAGGCGCGGAAATACCACGTTTCACCGATCCATGACCCGCGGCGCACTTACATTGGTTTTTGCATGGTTGATCGCGATCAGCAATGGAGAGACTTTCCTCCCATTCTTTTCCACATTTTTCACAGTAGTATTCGTATAGCATTAGTTGTAAAAATTAAAGGTAAGTTGTGTATATAGTTCAGGAAATAGTTCTAATTGGTTATCCATAGTCTTCAAGCGTATTAGGTGATTCATAGTATTCAATGTTGTCAAAGTAATCTTCGCGCTCATATTGATTCGCGAAGTCTTTCTTACCACGACTTAGTTTCTGTTGGCGTTTCTTCTTTCGTTCGAAAGTATCAAGTTCGCCATACACATTAGCTGTCTTATTCCTTACAGACTGTTTATTCCTTTTCATTTTAGTAATGCTCAATAGTAGATTCTTTACCAGATGCCTTTTTTATTCCTTTAAGAACATCGTTCCATTCGTTCCCTGCACGCTTGATTGGGTTGATTGTATCATATGATAATCCCGGAGCACATACTCCACGTTTCACTTTTCCATCTTTCTCGCACGGGCAGGATTTGCCACATGGCTTATCTCGATCTGCGATAGCATGAGATTCTTCCCATATCTTATCGCACTTATCACAATAGTAATCGTATATCATATTAATTAAACCAAACTGGTTTCTCTCTTTTAGTCCAAACCATTTTGAACCGTTCTTGTTTTGTTTTATAGAATGCACGATATGATTTAACAACATCATCGAACATACATTCTGGATTTGCCTTCATTGCTAAAGGCCATTTAGTGAGNGGCCCATCTGGAATATTAGCTGGTCCATAGAATAAATCCTTTCGAAGCAAGTCATCAGACTTATGGAGTTTACCATAACGGAAGGTGTATTCTTTACATAGAGCATCGAACAACTTCCAATGCCAACGATAGTTTTCGATAGTCGCCATTGTCCATACAGTACAAGGATGATGCATATGCACTGCCTTATAGTAAGTATCTTCTCGCTCGTCAGGTAGTACCCAATAGCGCGACATTGTTTTACCAGAATTAGAAGGTCTCCTCTCCTCAGCGCCATCAAGCATGCGATGTGCAGTTGATAGCATCTGAGCAGATTCGACAATCATTTTCGGTACATGCTTATTGCAGTGCATTTCCGCGGCAGCAGTAGGGTCATTATCTAGTACGAATACGTTCATGCCAATATTATACCATATTTTACTCTAAAAGTAAATGCTTATTTTAGTAGAGCAGGGAACGTCTTCTCTACCAAGTTTTCGGTAACCTTGGTGTATAGCTTATGCAGAACCTTATCCTTTGCAGCAATAATGATCTCAGCGTCCTTTGCGTCCACTGATTCCAAAAGCCGAATAAGAATTTGCTCCTTCTTTACGGACGAAACCTTATTGCCCTTTACACACTGCCCAAGAGGACGAATAATGTTCGTCAAGCGAGCATATTCTAGACCTTCTGGAGTCTCACTCTTTTTATATGGAGGTGCACCTTCTGGGAAATCCAATTCAATCTTAGGATTATGAGCCAATTGAAGGATAGTCCGAAGAGCGAAGTTATCATGCTTCGTAAAAAGCTCGATCCGTTCAGCTCGTGTTTTTAGGTTTTGCGCNTCTTCGAGNAACTCGTGTAGTAGTTTTTCTGTATTAGTTTTATTCATGTGGGAAAAAATCCGAAGCTGATGGGACCAAATTACTAAGTCGATTGGTGATTAGGTAGTTTAGAACTTTCATCTTCGGAGCTGGTTTTGTGTTATTGTATATGTCAAGGATTTCTGATTTGATATCTTCAGGAATGAAGTCAAGATCAATAACCTTTTGATTGCGTTGAAAGTTACGGTATACATGCTCAGGCATAATAGTCGATAGAGAATCGTAGTTCTCTAACCACTCGTTGATTTTCTTCTTAGATAGTGGTGTCTGCCTAGAGCCTTCGTCAACAAAGACGCTATCAGCACTCAGTACATTTGGTACACCATCGCTTGAATCACCTCTAAAGATATGNTCTTTGATATATTGAACTGGATCTTTTTCAGTAATAAGCTTCTTCTTCATAGGAGAAAACTGCTTTACATTCTTATATTTGTGGAGCTGAATGAAGTCTTTATCAGCTGATACGATCATGACCTTTTCGTTCTTACCGAACTCTTGTGTTTCTTGTACAAGACACGCAATAATATCATCAGCCTCGACACCACGCATATGAAGCGGTATCCATGGAAGATTGGCACCGATCTCTTCGCGTACCTTAGTAAGAGTATTGAAAAACGCAGACCAATCCATACCAGAGCTATCTCGTGCTTTTGCGCGATTCGCCTTATATTCTGGAAAGACGTCTTTGCGCCAAGATCCACCATCACACGCAACAACCATTTGTCCATATTCTTCTCTGAACTTTGTGTTATACATGCGAAGGCTATTCAACACAACGTGTCGTAGCGTGTCTTCTGTTGGTGCTTCATTGCCTTTTGAATTGGCAAAGAAGGCTGCAACTGCGATACCTGAGTAGTCGACGATTATAATGACGCACCTCGCATACTATTCGATTTATTCATGATGTAGTTATTCATAATGTATATTATACCATAATTTAGCGCTAATGTAAACCATTAACTTTAGATACGACTACTACATCAGTCANTATCTTCTATCCATAGTGCTTTAAGGTGAGATCGATTAATTTTCCCCCCGGCGAAACAATTGTAATATTCGTCTGGTTTCAATAGAACATCTCTTACGATCTGCTCACGAAGTTCGATATAATTCAGCTCACCCTTACTCTTACACAGATGTAGAATCTCGCGCTTAAAGTAATCTAGACCATTCTCCTCTACGAGAGCCTTAACTNACTCACTTGATCCACAGTATTTTTTCCAATTAGATTCCTTTAGAGATCTACGTTTACGTTTCTTTCCTTTCAGAGGTGGTTTAGTTACTTTAGAAAAGAATCCTTTTTTACCTATATATTTTTTACCTGATGGATCAGTGACCATATAGACGAATCCAATATAGTCACCGATCATTTCAGTAGTAAACTCCTCACCTTTATAACTCCACATAGAGTTATTTATAAACCTATTCGAACTCGTTGGTCTCGATCAAGTCGAACTCTCCGAAGTTTTCTTCACTACAGAATGGGCAATATGTTGGAACTAAGTCTTCATCAATATCTTGCTCAAGCCACTGAACAGTATATTGAGAAGCGCAGGCGTTACAGTATTGTGTTTCTTTAATCATTATCCTTCGCACGATGCGCATTGAAGTAAGTTGCGTGATAGTTCCTGAGATGGATTAGTACCACGATGATAGTATAGTGTCTTTACACCTTGCTCCCACGCGAAGATAAGAAGCTGATTTACCTCTTTCGGTGGAGTCTTAGGATGAATCATTAGATTAATACTCTGTGCTTGATCAATATGATTTTGACGGATAGCAGTCTGAATAATAACCTCCTTCTGAGAGATCTCACCGAATGTCTTAAATACCTCTTTTTCATGATCAGATAAGAAGTCGAG